CAAAAAATTTATCATTTGTCGTCTTGAGGGTACTAGTCGCAAATAAGTTCGTTGAAACTGTATTACCCTGAATGGTAACCAAATCCTGTAGACCCCTATTCATAATCACACTATCTGAACCTAATTGAAACTCGTTAATTGGGTTATCAGTGCCTATACCAACTTGCGTTGCCGTAAAACGGAACACGTTGGTAAGACCCGTAAACTCCGTACTTTCTACACTCGCAGTAACCTTATTGGTAATAGTAAGATTGGCAACTTGAATTTGATCTGCTGTAATTTCACCAGCATCAATACTGGCGAGACCACTTAGAACGTCGGTCTCTCGTGGTGCAGCGTCTAGACTCGTGACGAAAATCTGATCGAAACGTACTGTTCTGCCCATCTATACATTAGTTACCGAATAAAATTCCAGCAAGTCCATTACGAATTCTTAACACATTGTAGTTTACTGCGTACACGAAAAGTTCTTGTCCATCTGGTCTAAGGACTCCCTTTTCTACACCATTAAGAGACAGTACAGCATTATCTATGCGACTAAAGTTTAGGGTTCCTGAGGGGTTATACTCAGAAGCATTTAGGCAAAAGTGGTACGCGAAATATCTAGTGTTGAAAAGTACTTCAGTTTCTGGAATAAAGTCTGAATGACCATAAGAAGATTTGTAATAATTTTGAACCGTGTGAAAGTAGACTGGGGTCATCTTTTCAAATAAATGTGTACCATTGATTTGTAAATCGGCTTCAAGAAATGTAAAACGGTCATCCGCAAAATTTTCATTAGAAGCGTTGAATCCCCAAAATAGTGATTTCACTGGGTGATTAAAGTTGGAAAGATCAATACGGTTGTGACCACCTATATCAGTGTTGTTATTCGTAACAGTGAGTAATTCGGTTTTAAATCCCTGGACTTGGGTTACTATAAAATCCATTTGCCTCTTGGTGAATGTTTCTCTTTCATCTTTGTCTAGATATATATAATTACCATACACCTTTGCTGATTTCTCACTCACATCTAGACCAGCTATATTTGTTTCATCGAAGTCTATCTTTATCTCGACTTGATGATGTTGGAGGGCTATGAGAGGTAAAAACGCTTTGTGATCACAGAAAAAAAAGTGGAGAGGGAGGAAAGTGTGACACGATGTAGATGTTTTGTTGTTTAATTCCTGTCCCTTTGTGTATGTATCAGCCAGATAATTCGTCCATATATCAGAGAAATAGTCATAGTGTTGGGAATCTATTTTTTGTCCACCAATAAAAAGAGAAATTGTAGAGTTGTAGAAAAGATTTGAAGCTATATTAGCATTTCTAGTGGCCGACTCTAACCAAATACCGTTTATGATATCACCAAGAACGGGTATCGTAATAGACGTATCTGTGGTATTCACAGTCTTAATGTATTTGGGAGCTTGAGAAAAATTCGTATGACGTGTAAACTTCGTACGAAAAAATGAATGTCCTTCGTCACTTATGATGTAGGCATCCTGCACCCCCTTAGAAACGAGTTGTATTAATGCACCCGACATTTATTAATTAGTCAGATTATAAAAACAGACACTTTCCCTGAGTAAACTCACTCTTGGGCTCCTCTGAATGCTTGCCACGTATATTGAATCCACCTTGTCTATAGATCTTGAGTCTCTTGTAATACATCGCTGTAAAGATAGACCAAGGATCATGGACATCGTAAATGTGTGGATCGTTCTTTTTACCTTTTGTTTCTCTCATAATACGCCCAATACTTTGGGTAATATCGGATTTGGGTGAAGCTAAAATAACTGTGTCTAGGGTGGGGATATCTAAGCCTTCGTGCGCTTGACTGAACGTTGCGAAAATGATCTTCTTCTTTGAAGATTCTTGAAGTTGCGCCTCCTTCATACCACCCATGTACAATCCAGATGTTTTGGGAAAGCATTGATGAAGGAACTCACAATGAAAACGTCTATCACTCAAAACAAGTAACTGTCTCGTACCTGCTGATGCCTTTTTAACAAGTTCTACGAGCATTTGGTTACGTCGGCGATCTTCAACGAGTTCCGTGATCATGTTCGGCATTGAGATTTTACCGTTTCTCATAGATGGGGGTGGATTCTTATAGTTTGGGGAATCATATACAACTGGGAAAACCTCAACTTGTTCCTGATTTTTGCGTTCTACTGCGAAGAAAGTGGGACCCATAAACCAATGTAAAACTTTAGTGAGTCCATCTTTCCTCTCAGGTGTCGCTGAGAGTCCAAATATATGTTTGGGGCACATTTTGAAGAGTGACTGACTGAAAACCTTGGCACAAATGTGATGCGCCTCATCCACTATGAGAGTTCCTACACTCTCAAAATCCGTGAAACTGTACTCCTTCAGGGAAAGTGATTGAAGCATAGCGATGACAAAATCACAATCAACCTCCTTCTTATCTTGTTGCACAATACCTATAGTGGCACCTGGACAAAACTGTTGAATACGTTCTCTCCACTGATCGGCTAAAAATTGTTTATGAACTACAATCATAGTTCTGTACCCCAATTTACATGCTATGGCCAAGGATACCGTCGTTTTGCCGTACCCACATGGTAAAGAAAGGACGCCGTGGCCAGCTTTAATTGCTGCTCGTAGTGCATCGTTTTGGTGTGTGGTATCTCGAAGTTTCCCAACAAACTTGGTATTGATACGGGTTGGCTCTGGTCTCTTGTCTTCTTGGGGTTCTCCAAGTTTAGAAGTTCCATAGAATCTGGGAACACAGACTCCTGTCTTAGTTGCTCGGAAAACTTTGAAAGGCGGCGGAGGAAATCCATAGTCCCCATTGACCACAGGTCTTACGGTAAGTTCTTTTTTAATTTCAGGAATTGGACCCGAATTGACTAAATAACCTGTTCGAGTGAGCATACTTATTTAAAGATGTGAAACTTTAAATAAGTACACGATGCCCACTTTAAATATTGACGAGAACATTAACAGACTTCAGAACACTATTGAACAAATGACTCAAGAAGTTTTTAGGCTTCAAGGAATGTTAAAGACATTCACTGACCTAAAAAAGGCTGGTGTAGATAATATAGAGCTTCCTGATCAGGGACTTGAAAAGATTGAAGAAGAGAGTACCCAAGAAAATCCTGAATGATTTCCAACATTCCAAATACCTTTGAAATCTAACTCAACATCAACTTCATCATCCTTTGTGAGAGATTGTATAGGTTTTCCTTCAAATTTACACATAACCCTTCGGTAACGGAATGGTACTTTGACTGTGAGTATCTTACCATCTAGTGGATTGTCTGCGTTTTGATTTACGAGGAGATGCATCCTACTCGCATGCATACGTTCTATGATTTCTGAAACTTTTTGAGGAATCACAAAACGTATATACTTTTTATCATTATGATCATAAAATGGTTCATATACTTTAGCTACGAACTTCATCTACGATACACTAAAAGTAAAACTATAAGTAACACTAAAGTTAATATTCCAACGTGGGTGACCAAAATAGGTTTCAGGGGTTTTCTAGTTCCGAAACACATATGACTTAGGGCTCGCGAAACTTCAACTGATGCTTCAATGCTGGAGTAAGGTGTATGTCTAGGGGACATCATACCACACATGGCAACCTTTGAACATTTTCCAAAGAAGGGGAGTTGACCTTCAAGGCTGAGAACACCCGATGATTGTGAGAAGTTCCATTTATTCTCTTTCCATTCAGCACCCCAGCCAATCCTGATAGAAGTGGGTTGCGGCAATCCAAGCTGTCTAACGACTTCATTTTTGATAGTTTCTGGGTCAGAACTGAGTACCTCTTTACCAAGATCACAAATAACACATGATACGGTCTTACCATCACTGAGTACCTTTGGTTGTAAGTTCCACTTGGTTTCTATGGAAACTTCTAAATCTGATTTCATTTTAATTGGTTGATCGTAATCCAATAGAACATTTATAGCACCATATGTACTTCTTCTAAGTTTCGCATCTGCGTCAGGTCCCCAATTATTGCCAAGTAGATCTAGAGCGGGGCTATTATCTAGACATAAAAAGAGTATTCCATCTTTTATCATTCTTTCATCTGAAAACTTTGCCACAAAATCTTTCTTACCGTATTGAACATCTAAAAGTTCAGCACCAAAAACAAAATTGGCACCAGCTTTGAGAAGCGCTTCTTCCATCGCGTCACACATGACTTTACCAGAAACACGTTGTGTGTAACGTTTGGAAAGTAAAACATGATTCCAATTATTCACGAGTTCATACGCAGACATAACATCCCAAGTAACACCATCCATTATGAGAGGGAGATGTTCTATGAGATCTTTAGCCCTTTCGGTTAGGGGTCCTATGGCATCTTTCACTGATATACTTTTAAACTTTTTAGGATCCCAAAGAACCCTAGATATGAGAGCTATTAGGGTTTTATAATCGTCATATTCTAAACTTTTGAGCGTAAAATCCCAAACACCGGCATCTTTTTCAACTTCAAACATAGTGTTCCAATCAATCTTCATTTCTTCGAAAAAGGATCGTGCGTTTATAAATGCTCTATCGAATACAATTCTATGTGCATGAAGATCTCGTGATTCTACATTAGGTTCCCACCAAGAACCACCAGCTGATACCTTTCTATCGTAAATGGTAACATCGTGGTCTCCTGTACGTAAGATTTCCCATGCGAGAGATAATCCAGTTGGACCAGCTCCTACGATATGAATCTTCATTCTATATTTAGCTTATAGAAAAAATCCTAAGGTTAATGTAGGATATGTTGAGTATACTCAGTCAAGCCAATATGAAGGTGCCACCTGTCAAGTTGGCGCCAAATCAAAAGGTAAAAACATGGAAATTCGCAG